GATGCTATTGCCAGCGCAGTAGATTTTGTTGAAAGCGAAATAAGCCAAGATAGAATTAAAGCGCAACGATACTATGATGGTGAAGTTGACCTTGGTTATGAGGATGGCAGAAGCAAAGTTGTAGCTACAAAAGTACGTGATACCGTACGTGCTGTAAAACCAAGTTTAATGCGTATATTCCTAAGTACGGCAAAGCCAGTGGAGTTTGTTCCACATGGCCCAGAAGACGTAGCAATGGCAGATCAAGCTACTGAATTTATGCACCATGAGTTTACACGTTTAAACGGATACCGCGTAATTAACGATGCATTCCAAGATGCACTTGTGAAAAAGCAAGGTATCGTAAAAGCATACTGGATGACATATCCAGAAGCAGAGATATACACGTTCACAGACCTTAATGATGATGAGCTTGCATATCTTACAGATGATGATGAAGTAAGCGTAATAGAGCAAACTACAGAAATGAGCATCTCAATGGATGAGATGGGCATGGAAATAGAAACACCATCGCACAGCATTAAAATTAGCCGCCAGCAAGAAAAAGGCGAATTATGCATAGAAAGCGTACCACCTGAAGAGTTCTTCATTAACCGAGATGCACGTAATCTCAAAGATGCTTATTTGGTGGCCCATAGAACAGAAATGCGCGCAGGTGATTTAATCGCAATGGGCTATGACCCTGAAGTTGTATTAGATTTAAACAGCTTTGATAATGGGTCAGAAATGACTGAAGCTGAAGTACATGAAAGACGTGGATACAGCCTAGATACATCTGATGAAGATGAGCAAGACCCATCAATGAAGAATGTAACTGTGACAGAAGCATATATGCGAATAGATGCTGATGGCACTGGCATACCCGTATTACACAAGATTACTTGCGGTGGTACATCATATGAAATGCTAGACTTTGAGCCATGCGATGAATTACCTTTTGCTAAGTTTGAAATAGACCCAGAACCACATACATTCTATGGACGCTCACTAGCTGAAATAGTTATGGATGACCAAGATGCAGCTACATCAATACTACGCTCAATCTTAGATAACGTAGCCATGACAAACAATCCACGTCTGGCGGTCATTGAGGGTGCGTGTAATATTGATGACGTGCTAAACAACGAGATTGGTGCAATCGTAAGAATGCGCCAAGCTGGAGCAGTCCAAGACTTGTCAGTGCCATTTACTGCTGGTCAGACGTTAGGTGCATTAACTTACCTAGATGGGCTTGTAGAGACTAAAACAGGTGTCTCACGGGCTTCTATGGGGTTAGACCCAGATGCAATGCAATCTACAACTAAAGCGGCTGTGCAAGCTACTGTGCAAGCTGCGGCTGGGCAAGTTGAAGTTATGGTGCGTAATCTAGCAGATGGCATGAAAGACTTGTTTGGAATAATGTTACGCCTATCAAACAAGAATGTAGATGAAGAGCAAATGATGCGTATGAACGGCACATTTGTACCAGTTGATCCTAGAGTATGGGATAGCTCAATGGACGTTACAATTAACGTAGGATTGGGAACTGGCCGTGAAGAGGAAAAAGCTATAGCGCTTAACCAGGCATTACAAATGCAGACTATGGTTTATCAAACATATGGGCCAATGAATGGTTTGGTAAGTTTGACAAATATCCGTAATACTTTGGCGGATCAATTGGCTGTATCTGGCATACGAAACGCTGACCGCTATTTCGCTCCAATTACTGAAGAAATTGAATCTCAAATGCTACAACAGCAACAAGAGGCTCAAGCGCAGCAAGGTGAAACTCAAGACCCTAACGCTGCATTCTTGCAGGCAGAGCAAATGAAAGCACAAGTTAAGATGCAATCAGACGCCGCCAAATTACAATTAGACGCGCAGAAAGCCGCCGCAGACAATGATTTAAAGCGAGATCAGATGGCGCAAGACTTGCTAGTTGACGCAGCTAAAGTTTATGGAGAGTATGGAACATCAGTTGATGTTGCCCGCATACAAGCGGAGCAAGATAAAGTGAGAATGATTGGTGACATGGCAAGAGGTAATCCACAGCAATGACAACAGAAATACGCATAACGGCAGATGAGGCTAAACGTCTGAAAAACGACACAGCCTTCAAGCTATTTGTGCAGAGTGTTCGCGATGACCAAATGAGGATATTCGCAGACAGTAGTGCATCAGACGTTGATGTACGTGAAGATGCTCACGCAATATTGCGTGCAGTGAACCAGATTGAAATTACACTCGACGCGGCTTTGGCGGCAGAGGTAATATTAGATCGTAAACAAAGGAAGTAGCACCGATGGAATCGACTACCCTAGACCAAGCTGTAGAAAGCTTATTATCACCCGCCCCAGAAAATACTGGTGGCGATAATCTTAGCGAAGCTGTAGATCAAATCACTGAACCTGAAGATGACGATCAGGGCGAAGAGATTGAGGCTGTAGCCGAAAGCGATGATGACGCTGAAGAAGAAGCATCCAGCGAACAAGATGATGAAGAATATGATCTTGAAGATGTGGAAGTTGACGACGAAGACCCTGTAGAGGCACAAGCTGAAGACACCAAGCTTATCACCGTTAAAGTTGACGGCAAAGAAGAGCATTGGACACTGGATCAGTTAAAGCAATCTGCTGCGGGACAAGCGGCAATTAATAAGCGGTTTCAAGAAGCGTCCGAGGTGCGTAAGCAACTCGAACAGGATCGAGCCGAATTGCAACAGCGTCAGAAGCAATTTGTTCATTCTGTCCAGCAATCACAACAAAATGGTTTTCAAGCGCCTATCCCACCGTCCAGAGAGTTATTCGAAAGTGATCCAATAGGATACATGGAAGAAAAACTTAAATATGACGAGGTTAAGGTGCAATATGACCAGAATATGTCACAACTCCAGGCAATGCACAGGCAAAACTTGCAAGCACAAGAAAGTAACTTTCAAGAGTACCTTCAAGGGCAAGCAAAAGTTTTGCAAGAGTATATTCCTGAAATAGTTGATCCTAAAAAGGGTCAAGGACTTAAAGATGCACTTGTCGAAACTGGTGTCTCATACGGATTTTCCGCAGAAGAGATGCAAGCAGTGACAGATGCTAGATATGTACGAGCATTAAATGATGCACGTAAATATCGTGAGTTGGTGGCAAAGAAGAAATCAGGGCAAACTAAATCTAATAAATCTAGTCCTGTAGTGAAAGCTGGTGCTAAGAAGCGACAAGTTGGAAATGATGCAAACCGTAAAAAAGCGCAACAGCGCTTGCAGAAGACAGGTTCAATTGATGATGCATTGAACTTGATAATTGGTAATAGCTAACTCCTTGAAAGGGAACATAAAATGGCACAACCATCCAACACATTTGACAGCTATGATGCTGTCGGCATCCGTGAAGATTTATCGGATGTAATCTACAACGTATCTCCTGAAGAAACTCCATTCTATTCTAAGTCTGGTAAAACTACAGCGAAGAATACTTTAACTGAGTGGCAAACAGATTCACTACGTGCATCTGGCGCAAACGCTCACATCGAGGGTGATGCAACTGCTGCTGAAGCACGCACAGCAACATCTCGTTTAGGTAACTATACACAAATCTTTAAAAACGCTGTTGTAGTTCCTGACACTGATGAGGGTCTAAATAAAGCAGGCCGCGCAAAAGAAGTTGCGTACCAAACTTTAAAAATCGCAAAAGAGCAAAAATTAGACATTGAAAAAGCTCTATTTGCAAACAACGCACGCGTTGCGGGTAACTCAACAACAGCTCGTGAACTTGCAGGCGCTCCAGCATGGATGATTACAAACGTAGACTTCCAATCTGGTGACTCTGGTGCAAACCCAACTGGTGATGGTTCTGATGCACGTACTGATGATGGTACAGAAACAGCATTCTCACAAACTAAATTTGACGGTGTAATGCAGTCAATTTGGGAAGAGGGCGGCAAGCCAGATACAGTGTACTTATCAGCATTCCAAATGAATGTTGCATTAGGCTTCACTGGTAACAACAACCAGCGTTCAGCAGTACAAGCTGGTGATGAGAAAGTAATCAAATCACTTGCTGTATATGTAACACCTTGGGGTTCTGTTGAGTTCATGCCTTCTCGTGAAAATAGATCACGCGATGTATTCATCATGCAGGACAATATGTGGGAAGTTGCAGTTTTACGTGGAACAAAGAATGTTGCACTAGCAAAAACTGGCGACAACACAACACGTCAAGTTGTAACAGAGCTAACACTTTGTGCTAAAAATGAAAAAGCAAATGGTATCATTGCTGACAACACAACTTCATAAGTAGTGTAAAACTAGGGGCAGCTTCGGTTGCCCCTTTCACCTTAACTGGGGCAAAAAATGAAAAAGATTATAGTAAACGGAATTAAGCTACATTGCAGTAAAGGCCGAATTGAAAAAGGCGAAACTGTTACACTGCCAGATGAAGAGATTGCTAAAATAAATAAAATGCGTCCACATCTAATTACTGTTGTAGAAGACGTTGTAGAGAAGCCTGCAAAAGCAGCTAAGAAACGTAAGCGTGCTAGAAATGATAATGGCACACTTAAATCAGATGACCCATCTACACCAAACGTAAATGAAGCCTGGGAATGAGTGACAGATGGCAAATTTATCAAATAAAATATCAGAAAAAATGTACTTTGAAGGCGATCAGATACTTATTAAGAAAACACATGATGGCGGGCAAGCGTTAAGAGATGCATCTTATGCGCGTGAA